TCGAAGGGCACAGCGCATCGGTAAAAGAAAAATTCACCGAGCGGAACATCATCCCGCCACTAGGTGAGGAACTCTCCCCAATCGACGCGAATCAATTGTTCCTTCGCTCCGCCGGCGAGAACTCATTCCAGATGAGGACACGCCTCGACAAAATGCGCGAACTAGCTCGCGAGCTCCACGTCGAACAGCAACGACGCTTTATTCGTATGTTCGAACTGATGGCGGCTACAGTTGTGCTCACGGGTAAAATGCCCGCGATCTTGGGTACAACCGAGACGAACCTCACTTTCGACTTCAAACGCAAAAGTACCCATACGTTCACTGCCGTCGCGTCGTGGCTCACCGCAGCAACTAACGTTCTCGGCGACATCGACACCGGGTGTGAGCTCGTGCGTCAAGATGCCCATGTAACCCCCGACTTCGCGCTCGCAAGCGCCGAAGCGATGAGCGGGATCCTGGTCAACACTAAGATCCTCGCTAACGCCGACAATCGCCAGGTCGATCAAGGTTACATCACCACAAACGGCTCGATGCCGGCTAAGTTTGACCACCTCGTCAAAAATGGTTTCACTTTCCGCGGCGTGCTCGACACCCCGAAGGGTCACACGCTCCACTTGTTCACCTACTTGGACGGGTACGACAACGCCTCGGGCACATACACCAAATATTTGACCGCCGATAAATTCGTTATCGGATCGACTGCGGCTCGCATGGATAGAGTTTTTGGTCCCGGGGAGAGGCTCCCGATGACAGCAACCGAAGACACTTATTACCAAGAGCTTTTCGGATTCTCCCCTGAAGCCGCTCCGATGCCCCCAATGGTAACACCCGGCGGATTGATCGATCCTCGCATGTTCCATCACGACGTAATTGTGCCCGATCATAAGAAGAGCCTCATGATCCGGACACAATGTGCGCCGGTATTCATACCGACCATGGTTGATTCTATCGTCGTTATCGATATTACCCCGTAATGCGATGGGTGGTAGAAATACCTTGCTTGGCTCTCGGTGACCAGATTATCCAAAAAGATGATCTGATCCCCGAGGGTGCCCTTCCCGACGAGTCTGTAAAAGCATTCGTCGCGAAGGGTTATCTTGAGCTTGACGAGGTTGTCGAGCCCGAGCCAGTGGTCGAGCCCGAGGTCGTCGAGACTTCGGTACTTGAGCCAGTGGTCGAGCCCGAGCCAACCGTCGAGCCAGAATCCGCGCCCAAAAAGCGCACCCGAAAGAAGGGTAAAAAATGAGACTTCCATCCGGGACGATCGTTTATATCGCGGGTAAAAAGTACGTTCGGAATATCCCGGACGAACTCGCGCCCGATCATTTGAAGTCGGAGAAATCCGAAACTAGGCCACTGAAGAAAATCTCGAAATCAGATAAAAAGGACGGCGAATAAATGGATCTTAGGGCGCTCATAGAATCAGATCTCGAGGATATACTCGAAGGAGATTTCGGGCTCCCGGTGACCCTGATTTCGCCAGCCGGGGAGTCTGTGACCGTGAAGGGTCAAGTGGCTTATGATACCCGAAAATTCGACCCTGTAACCGGGGCCGAAATGATTATCAACCTCCCGGTCGTCACGGTGCGTCGCTCATCGTTGCCCACGATCCCGGCGGATGGTGAGAACTGGGCTATCAAAATCCCCTCGACCCCCACGGTCGCCGGCGACCTAGTTACGTACGCTCTCGAGCGCCCGGTTGAGCACGGGCGTTCTTATGGGTGGATCACCCTTTATCTGATGGCGGCGGAACAATCCGAATGAATTTTCAAACTGTAAAAGCGAATCTCGTAACGATCTTAGGCGCCGGCGCGGCTAGTAGATACCGAACGGTCGGCTACCAACCGCAGGGCACCTCGACGGAGCTTAACGCGGACTCGGATCGATCTGTTCAAGTGTTCTACACTCGCGGATCGTTTCCGAAATCCGGAGCCGGGCTCCGCGGTCCTATTCGGCACGAGATGACCTTTCGTATTGAGCTCATAGCGTCTAAGGCGGCGAGAGTGGATCTCGCGGTCTTAGATAGCTCCGTCTCTACCGCCGCCCAAAAATCTACGGCTTTAGCTGGATTACAACGCGCCGCTTCGCTTGCCGACGACTCGATCGATGACCTCTGGTCTATTGTCTACAACGTTCTGATGGATAATGCAGACTTAGATCTCGGGCCGGGGATTGTGGTCGCCGGTAGGTGGATCGGTTCTTTCAACAAAGACGCTCCTCACCCTCGAGGGTCTCTCGTTACGATCACCGGATCTGCGGATCTATCGTGCTCGTACTATGAAGAGCTCTCCGGGACTGAGGCGCTCAATGTTGATGACGAAGGCGTGATTCAACCGACGACGATCGACGTGACCGTGGTTAATGACGACGACACTAATACTGTACAGGGCGCGCGGGTAGTTAACGCCGCACCGGGTGATTGACATGCAGTTCCACGATGTTCTAGTAGAAACACTTTTCAAATTCAACGATTCGGATCCGTTTGCTCCCGACGGAATCTATGCGGAAGTAGAAGTCCCCTACGGAAATCCGAACGCAAAAAAATCGTTTTTCCATTTACTCCTAACTACGGAGCAAATGAACTACCGGCATAAGCTCGATCTTGATGCTCCGGGTAACTCCGGATCTTTCGCGAAGACGCTCCGCAAAGCCAATAAGGCGTGGACAAAAGAAGTTCGGAATTCCGACGGGGAGCTCGTGATCTCTCCGTTGCATGTTTTCGGATCTTCGATGGTCGATTACGAGACCGGGGAGGTACTCACCCCCGACGACAAACCAAACGAAATCGTACCCAAAAAGGTATGGATTTATACCGAACCAAGCGATGAGGTGACCGATGTCTCTTAGTTCTAGCAGTCTAGCCGCTGCGGTCGGGGCGAGCGTTAACAACGTTCAATTCCAATCTGCGGCGGAAAATCTCCCGCGAAAAATTCTCGTGATCGGCTCTTACGCCGCTGCGAAAACAGGGATCGCGGATGAAGTTCCACAACTGATTTTGAACCCCTCCGATGCGGGTAACCGCTACGGATTTGGGTCGATGCTACACCGACTGATCAAGGCAGCTTTTGCCGGATCGAACGGTGTCGAATTGTGGGCTTGCCCGCAAGCCGAGCTAGGCGGGGCGGTGGTAGCAGAAGGCACGATCACCGTGACCGGAGCAACTACCGAAGCCGGCACGTTGCATCTTTACATCGCCGGCGACTATGTGCCGGTAACGCTTGCCAGTGGATCCGCGGTTGCGGATACAGCCACGGCTATCGCCGCCGCGGTTAACGCCGATCAAGATCTCCCGGTCTCCGCCGCCGCCGCGCTCGGTGTGGTAACGCTCACCGCGAAATCCCTCGGTACTTGGGGAAACTATATTGTGGCCTCACTAAACGAAGGTTTCAATCAAGAGACTATCGCCGGCGCCGCTTTCGCGATTACTGCACTCACCGCGGGTGCGAGTATCCCCGACATTTCCGACGCTCTCGACGGGCTCGGAACTGGCGACGACGCAAACGAAAACTGGTTTACGGATGTGGTTCACGGCTACGGCCAAGACACCACAAACCTCGACGCGATCCTCACCTACGTGGGCGCGGGTAACACCGCGGTCGGTCTCTACGATAAACTAGTCGCTCGCCCTTTCCGCGTGCTCACTGGCGACACCGTAGCCGGATCCTCGGGTCTCTCCGACCTCACGACTTTGGGTGGTAACCGTAAGACGGATCGCGCTAATGGCGTGATCGCCGTTCCAGATTCCCCAAATCATCCGAGCGAGATCGCCGCGATAGCGATCGGCGTTATGGCTCGAGTGAACAACACACGCGCCGCGCAATCTTACATCGGAGAGCTCCTCCCCGGAGTAATCCCCGGAGCCGCCGCGAACCGATGGACCTCGTCTTATGATAGCCGCGACACCGCGGTCAAAGCGGGGATCTCCCCGACTATCATCAAGTCGGGAGCCGTCTATCTACAGAACATAGTGAGCTTCTACCATCCGGATAATGTGCCCGTGAGCTCTAACCTGTATCGCTCGATGCGCAATATCTCGATCGTTCAGAATATTCTGAACTCGATCACGGTTAACTTCTCCCAAGCGAAGTGGCTCGGGATCTCGATCGTCGCGGATGTGACTAAGGTCACTAACTCAGTCGACGCGCAAAAGGCCCGCGACATCGAAGCCGTAATCGACGATCTCGTCGCTCTCGCGACTTCATACGAGTCGCACGCATGGATCTACACCGCCGCGTTTACCGTCGGCAAACTCCAAGAGGGTGGTCTCGTGGCTATCCGCTCCGGGGCAACTGGATTCGACGCTACACTCCCGATCCTCGTGTCGGGCGAAGGTGCAATCCTCGACACCGAAGTACAGGCAGACACAAGTCTCGCTGTACTACTCGGATAAGGAGAATTGAAAAATGGCAGCGAAAAAAATAGGTGGTAGTCTCCGCAAATTGACGATCGAAGGGATCTCTTTCGACGTCGCCGCGGATGCGGATTTCACCGAAATATTTACGAATTACGAGAACGCAATGATCCCAACTTCGGGCGGCGCTATGCGCAAGATGACGAAACGGATCCCCGCGGTCGAAGGCGTGGTTCTGATTACCGACGCCGACGAGCGACTCGTGCTCAAAGATTTCGCCGAAGGTCTCACCCTTGTCAAAGTCACATACACGAACGCCGCGACGGATTCGTATCGATGCGAGGGCACCATCGAGATCGAAAGCAATACCACCGACGAAAATCGAACGTCGTGCACGATTCAACCCGTGGGCGACTGGACGAAGTTCTAAACAATTCCACATAGTTAGAAGGGCAAAAAATGAGCGACAAAGACACTATAATATCCGCGGAGATTGCCGAAGAGCAATTCGAGCTTTTTACGGATTTCTACCAAATCGCCTTGACGGATCTCGACGACGGCGACGGGGAGGTCGTCTCTACGATGATCAAAAACCGATTCTTACGAGCTCTTCGCGCGGGTCGGCTCGAGGTCAAAGAGACCGAGGACGGTTTAGTCGTCGAGCAAAATCTCGTCGTAAAAGCGG